TCTTACTTAAATGATTATAAAAAGGAAACAAAACTTATAGCACAAACATTAGGGCCTATGTTTTTATATGAGAATGTTAAGAATATATCTTTTTTACATTTGTTATCTTTAAATTTTAAAAAGATAAAATTTGTAGTATTTACTTGTTTTAGTTTAGATCATTATCTAGGAACTTATAAAAACTTCAATATAAATTCAACTGATTTTTTACACAAAATAAAATTTGAATCTTTAGATAGTGAAAATTTTGATTATGTAAAAATCCCTGTAGGACATATTGTAGGCCTTGATGATACTGGTAATCAATTAGATAATCATATGACGCCAGATAAAAATTTAAAATTTGGTAAATTAGTATATGATATAATAATGAAAAATGAGATTGATAAATCCTGGTTTAATAAACAGCCCTATGATGACCCTTTTGAATACCAGCATCCCTTAGAGCCTATTTTTATATACGATTAATATAAATACAGATAAGGATTGTTGATATAATTTGATAGCATTTAAGACATCGGTGCGATTCCGATCAGCTCCACCAAAGGAACATCAATGAGTGGTACAGACATTGCCATAGTAGCAGTAATAATTATAAGTGTGGTAGTTATAATAGGTGCTTATGTATATATGGGCTTTGCTTGGTGATTCTTTGATGGGGCTGTAATAGAATTCGATTGAATGTGAAGGGAATTAAGGAGATCCAAGGATGGTAACCTATAACCAATACAATAACTGCAAATAACGCAGACTATTATTCAGCACAAGTGGCACTTGCCGCTTAATCGCTGATGGGCTTTTCGGGTTGTGCCTGGAAACAGAAACAACCTTTTAACTATATTAAATATAAAGGAAAAAATGTGTAATAACGAAGAATGTAAGTGTGAGAATTGTACTTGCGATCCCTGTACATGCACAGTTGATAATCAGTGCGGTTGCGATGAAGAATTAGTTGCACCAATTTAGAAAGGTATAATGGCTGAATATATAAACGAAGAACCATGTGAATTTATTTACAAAATAACCGCTGTAGAAAAGATTGTCGATGGGGATACTATTGATGCAGTTTTTGATTTGGGATTCGATGTACGGATATGTAATAGAATCCGATTACTAGGAATCGACACACCAGAATCCAGAACAAGACACAAGAACGAAAAAATCTATGGTAAGTTATCCAAAGCCGCATTAACATCGTGGGTACATTGGGCAATATTGTCAGATAGAGATGATATTGAAATACAATGTAGATGTCCAGAGTCAGATAGTAGAGGCAAGTTCGGTAGAGTACTAGGTGAGCTTTGGATTAATTGTACTGAAGATGGACATGAGTTTGGTGGATGGACAAACATAAACAAATGGATGTGTGAGAATGGTCACGCAGTTGGATATCATGGACAGAACAAAGATGATGTTAAAGATCAACATTGGAAAAATCGTTTACTTTTGGAAGAACGTGGAGTTCATGAACTGTTACAATGGGATACTGACTAAATGAAATTGTTTGCTGAAGTATCTGGCTATTATGAATCAAATTCGTATCAAGGTCAAAATGAAGTTTTTATGATACGTAGTTTTGAAAGTCCTCCTATTATTTTATCTGGCCCAATGTTTAAAAGAATTTTTCAGCTTACTGAAAAAGAAGCTCTTCATTCAATTAGTTTAAATGATTTAAAAAATAAGTTTCCCAAAGTTCAAGGAAGAGCAAAACAAATTTCTACTTTTACTCAAATGCAACCTAATTCGCAATTTTGGAAAGGTGGAATAAATGATGAAGATAGACCTGGCGGTTTGATATTGCATGTGAAAGGAAACGTAACAGGTCAATTTAATTTAGATATGTATACCGAAATTTTAAGAGGCGGTAGACGTGTTATAATGTTAAATGATGATACCCTTGAAGAACAGGAATTTGAAGACGAGTTAAAAGGTCTTCAATCTGATCTCAGAAAACTAGTCCATGAAATTTTTAAAAAGAAATTAGGTATTACACCTGATAGCCCTTTATCTTTTTCTGATAATAATTATCCTAAAAATATTAGAGATGCAGAATTAGATGGAAGACAAAAAGCTACTCTTATTAAAAATTATATAGATGGAATGGAAAAGCTTGTTGGAAATAAAAAATATAAAGAAGCTGTTTCCGATATGATGTATGATATGATCGCGGTTGGTGATTATGAATATAATGAAGTAGTGATGGAAAAAGTTAAGTTACTTGCAATTTATGTTACAAGTCCAGATATAGATCGGTCTGACGTAGATGAATTGAAAAAGCAATTTAAAGTTCCTGCTTATCCTAATACTTCTCGTTCTCAAATCGAGAAAGTCCTCCAATCAATTAATTCATAAAAATCCTTGACATCTAGTTGATAATATTATATAATAATACTAATAAAAATAAAATTATAGGAGAATATGGAAGCACGAAGAAAATGCGATCCAGAGTTGGGTCAATTAGTAAGTGAACACTTGAAAAGTCTTGGTTTAGAAACACCTATGACACAAGTTCGAAAAAATTATGATAGTGAAGCAGCAATTGAATCTATCAAAGGAAACATGACGGAGATTATGACATCATTAGGATTAGATCTTAAAGATGATTCATTACAAGATACACCTGAGAGGGTGGCACAAATGTTTGTAAATGAAATTTTTTGGGGTCTTGATTATGATAGATTTCCAAAATGTACAAAAATTGAAAATAAGATGAACTATAAAGGTTCATTTGTATTAGAGAGAAATATCAATGTTCAATCCTATTGCGAGCATCACTTTATTGTTATTGATGGTGTTGCTAGCGTCGCTTATCTCCCAAATAAATACGTTTTAGGGTTATCTAAATTAAATCGTATTGTTCAGTTCTTTTCAAAGCGTCCTCAAGTTCAGGAAAGACTCACCGAACAAGTTAGAGCAGCAATTGCGTTTGTTGCTGAAACAGAAGATGTAGCAGTTCAAATTGATGGTGCCCATTTCTGTGTTAAATCACGAGGCATTCAGGATCTCAGATCTACAACTGCAACATTCGCTGCTTCAGGCGTTTTTTCAGAAGGGTCACAACGCCAAGAGTTCCTAGCAGGATGTAGATCTTTAATGAGTTAATATGACATATATTTCACATGAAATTCCCAGATGTTTAATAGATGAACATCAAGATTTTATTAGCGATTATCAATTTGTATTACTTCATAAAATTCTAGAAGATAAGGATTATGCAGAGATGGTTTGTGACTTTGCAGGTTGTGGAGAATTTACTTATCTTGATAATAGTTGTTTTGAATTAGGAGAATCATTAGATAATGATATTCTTTATGAATGGTTCACAAGGATAGAACCAAACTATGTTATCTTACCAGATGTTCTCGGAGATAAAAAAAGAACATTGGAAAGGTCTTTTGAATTTGTTAATGATTATCCTGACACTATCATTCATGGCATGCCTGTTATTCAAGGTTCTACACCAGATGAAATGATCGAATGTTATAATGAATTTATGAAGTTTGGGGTAGGGCACCAAGGAAGAATACTTGGATTTCCTATAATTGGGATTCCATTTGTATATTCTTGGGCCGATAAGGATCCGACTCTTCAAGCAAATGAAAGAATTAAATTACTTGAAAAAATGGATAAGGAGTGTATTAATAAAAGTTTAAAACATCATCTATTAGGATCTTGGCAAGCAAGGGAATTCGCACATTATAGAGATTATAATTGGATTCATAGTATAGACACTTCTAATCCGGTAATGGCAGCATTAGATGGAACGCCTTATGCACGATGTGCTCACGGATGGGGATTAACACAAAAACCAATATCAACATTTGATTCTGTTTATGATATGAAAGAAGAAGATATTAATTTAAATCTTTTATATTATAATGTTGATAGTTTTAGACAAATCGTTACAGGCAAATTCCCCGAAAGAAAATATCCGGAGAATTTAGATTATTTTAAATATTTTACATATTCCGGTCCATATGGCTAATAAGATAGATCCAGAACATTATCAAAGTAATACTAACTTAGAAGCAATTGATGTTATAGAAGCTTTTGATTTAAATTTTCATCGTGGAAATGTTGTTAAGTATGTATTGCGAGCTGGTAAGAAAACCGAAAAAGGTTATGAAAATAAAGAAAAACAATTAGAAGATTTAAAAAAAGCACAATGGTATCTCGAAAGACTAATCAAAACAGTTACAGAAGGTTAATATGAATTTACGAGAAGCGAGAAACAAACTTCCGGAAATTGAAAATAATGTTGCGGTAATATTATCAGGCGGCATGGATAGTTCTATTGTTACAATGATGTTAGCCCGACATTATGGACCAGAAAAAGTATTTGCTTTAACATTTAACTATGGTCAAAAGCAAGCTGAAGAATGTATGAAGGCAAAAGAATTATGTCGTGAATTAGGTGTACCTCATAAGCAATTAGATATAGGTTATTTCGGAGAGTTAGTTCAACCTATTAGTGCAAATATATCTGGCACTGATATTGACATGCCCGACATTAAAGAAGTGTTGGGAGATCCACAACCTGTTACATATGTCCCGTTTAGGAATATGATGTTGTTAAGTAATGCATGTGCTTTTGCAGAAGTAGTAAAGGCAGAATACATTTTTTGCGGACTTCAAGTTCATGATGAATATGGGTATTGGGATACAAGCCAAGCCTTTGTAGATGCATTAAATGGCATTACAGTACTAAATAGAACATTCAAGACACAAATTATTGCGCCGTTCTCTTTATTAAGTAAAACAGAAGAATTAAAAATATGTAAAGAGCTAGGAACATTTAATTTATTAAAACATACATTAACATGTTACGATCCAGATGAAGAAGGTCGTAGTTGTGGAAGGTGCCCTTCTTGTTCTGAAAGAATTAAAGCGTTTCAGAATATTCAAGAAATAGATCCAATACCTTATTAGGAAGGCGATTAATGTGTAGTATTTCTGCAAGCATGAGCAAAGAAGTTTTATTAAAATTAGTAGAACTTAATAGATATCGGGGCGAAAAATCCCATTCGGTTTCACAGTTTTTATATCACGAAGATTTAGATCCCGACGCCAATGGTTTTTATCTTAAACAACAGATTAAATCATATGGTCCTTTAGATGTAAAACAATTAGATGGTGAATGGGATTATTGTATTGTTCATCAGCAAGCGCCGACATCAAAAGAAGTTAATAATACTGAATTAGCAATAGGTAAATTTATTCATCCAGCTAAAAAAGATAAATCATATTTGTGGCATAATGGTATTATTAAAGAAGGTAAATTTGAAGGAGATTGGGATACAGAGTGGGTACTCGATCAAGCATTAGATGATTTGGAAAAAGGTTTACAACGAGAATCATGGCCAAAGATGTATACAGAATTTAATGCAAAATTAAGTGAGGTAGATGGTACATTTGCTTGTATGATGCATCACGATAGTAGTATGT